TTTGAAAAAGTTTAATTATAAAGTAAATTTTGTGTCAAATGAACATTTAGTGTTATTAAATTATTATTCATAAAAAAAGGAGACAATTTCTTGTCTCCTTTGTAGGTTATTTTAAGGGTTTGATTATCTCAATTCTCTTAAATCAAATGTACGAACTCCATCAACGGTAATACGGGCATAGAAGCGGTTGTTAACCATCTTTTTCGCGTATCTTGTCATTATACCTTTGATAGGTGTAAAGTTGAACGGGTTATACATTGTAGGTGTTAATTGTAGAGGTACATACGGTGCGTAGATGTAACCTGTGTCAAGTAAAGACGTTCCTTTGTGACCCAACAAAACTTGGTTTGGTGGGAAGTAAGGGTCTCTATACACTTGGTAACGACCAGCTAAAGTACCAACTCTTTCAATACCCATATTGTATTGGTCTTGCTCAGGAGACGCGTTAGATACGTGGAAGTATTCTAAATCATCAAAGATAGCAGAAACTTCAGAAGAAACTACAATCCAGTTAGCACCACCTCTCAAAGTTGATTTGTGAATTTGAGCAGACAACTGGTTGATTGCAGTAATCAACGTTTGATTCCAGTCTTTTTGAGTGTAAGACGTAACGATTTGAGTTCTTCTCCATCCGTTGTAATCCCAACGTAAATTCCAAGCAGCACCTTTACGTAAATCTCTCAAGATTTCACGGTCAATTTCAGCAGCAACTTGTTCAGACAATAAAGCTGTTAATTCAGCTTCAGCATCAATGTTGTGGAATGCCGCAACGTCTTGAGCTAATTCTGGAGACCATTGTGCTCTTAGTTTTCTTTCAGTTACAGAAACTGTTACAGACTCAAGGTCAAAAGAAACCTCACCAATTTGGTCTTCAAACTCAAGGTTTTTATATCTTTTCCATCTTGCAATAAATGGTGAATTTCCTTCAGTTGGTAAGTTATCACCAATTGTTACAATTGATGTACCTGTATAACCATCAAGTGATGTTGCATCACACTCAGCACATACTGGACATTGTAAATCAACTTCTAAATAGATACATCCTGTGAAGTCACAGATGTTATCAAAAGAACCACCGTTTCCAGCTTTGTTTGCGTCACCACCACCAAAAGGGAATACAGTTTGTGTTGTTCCATATGTAGGAGAAACAATTCCTTTACCATATTGTTGTGTAACAACTCTAAACAATAATGGAACAGCACCACCAGTACCTCCAGTAAATGGACTACAAGGTGTGGTTTCGTATTCTAAATTATTTAAATCTGCAAAGATTTTAAGGTCAGAAAGGAATGCTTCACTATCAATTTCACTTCCATCAGGTCCGATTAATTTACCAGTACCAGCTTGTGCAAAACCACAAAGTTTGATAATCATTTTTCTAACGTTTATTCCGTTGTATTCAGTATCAGCAGAAACTAATGCACCACCAGACCATACTTGTGCAGTTGCGTAACCAGTTACAGAAGTCCAAGCTCCTTTAGAGTAGTCAAACAAACCAGCAGGATCTAAACCAGCTTCAGGTCCTTCATAAAATAAATCATAAAGATTTTTTTGATATGCGTTAGGTCCAGTATATCCAGCGTTTGGATCTGCTTGGTAATTTCCAGGAGAACCGATTGGTGCGTAATGCGTATTTGCGCTAGTAACCAAGTCGTTATAACCTTGGATTTTAGGTACGAAGTAGAACAATTTACCAATTGGTAAGTTCATTGCTTGTACAGATACGATTTCGTTAGCCAACAATTTAGAGAAAACACGTCTTACGATTGGGAATACAACTGTTTCAAAAGCTCCGTTAGAACCTTCAGAAGTTGCTTCGTTAATCAAGTGTGACGCTTGGTTTTCATATAATTGCGCTACGTTTTCTTTTAGGTGACCTTTAAGACCTTCCAAAAATCCTAATTTGTCCCATTTGTTAATTGTGTCTTCTTTAATAACTTTAAGGTGCTTAAGCCCAATGTTACCAACAAGACCTGATTCTAATAATGCTCCCATTTTAATTTTTTTTTGTTTTTTTTATTTATTTTTTAATTATGTATATTATAAATATACGATTTTTATAAAAAGTTTATTTTTTTATAGTTTTGACATTAAATCTTTCATTCTAAGGAATTGAGGGTTCTCATAAGTTTTAGACTCAATTAAGTTTACAGCAGAACCAGATGATGGAGTTTTAACCACCGATCTTTCCACAGACTCATTAAGACTATTTGCAGTTTCTTTCTCTTTTCCGTTAGATAATTCATCTTTAATAGACCGATAAAGATTTTTAGATTCTTTTAAAGTTTCAACGTTGTCAAATCTTCTAAGAATATTAATCTTTTCTTGTTTTGTTGTTGAATGCTCTGTAAACAATCTAGTTGCATATGCCAAGTTGGAGTTGAATACCGCAACTTCATTTAATTTTTCTCTGAAAACATTTAATGCAGTTCTGTATTCTTCATTCTTTTCTCTTAACATTGAAACTTCTTCATTTACATTCTTTTTGATTGCAGTATTTGCACTTGAATAAGTTCTAGGTTTTGGTAATCCACCTTTTCTAAATCTATTTCCGTTTCCTAATGTTCTAGAAGCTTCTTTAGTTTCTACTTTTTTAACGGTAGATTTTTTAGATGATTTCTCACCAAATCCTTTAGAGTTTACATCACTCTTGTAATCAAATTTTGCTTTGCCGGTAAATTTGGTTTTTGGACCTTCCTTCATATCTTCATCAAAACCTTTTTCCATATTAGGTTTTTTAGCGTATTTGAATTTAGATGCATTACCCATACCCATACCTTTTGCTTTGAAACCTTTTTTAGACTCCATTACTGCGTCTAGTTCAGATTCTTCATCATATAATTCATCCAAAGACGACATATTAAATTTGTCAGAGCTAAAGTCTTCATCTTCTTCATCTAACTCAACTTCATAGATTGTTTCTGTTTCCTCATCTTCCAAATCAAAGTCTCCTTTTAAATCAAATCCTGGTTCAAATTCATCAAAATCAAAATCTAATTCTTTATCCATTTTGAACTTAGGTTTTCTTGCATGTCTTCCATACATTTCTTCCATTTCATCATAAGAAAAATCATCTCTCATTCTTGAATGTCTGCGACCAGTTTCTTTCATTTCAAACGCATCTTCTTCGGATTCACCAAGTTGAATTAAATATTCAACGTCTTTTTCATCATCTTTTAGATGTATCTTATTATTTTCTTTTTTTACCACAATGCTGTCTGATGGGTCTAAACTTCTAAAAACAGTTATAATTTCATCATTACTTAAATTTAATCCTTCTGGTGTTGCGTCAATTACTTCTTCATTTTCATCTTCGTCATCACCAACAGTCAAATCAACATTTGCTACTGGTAAATTATCAGTTTCTTCTTCATCTGACTCATCATCGTATTCATCACCCATTAAATCCATTTCTGAATTATCAAAGGCATCTTCATCCGAATCATCGTCTTCTGTTGAATCAACTTCTGTATCAATCTCTTCTTCATCTTCTTCAGCTTCTTTAAGAGACTCTTTTACTAGTGAACTGATTTCTTCCTTCATTGTAGAAGCAAGTATTCCTTGTGCATTTCTATTGAGAGCTTCTTCCAAATTTCTTATTTGGAAGAACGCGTCTTCAATTTCTGAATTTTTGTTTTTCATATTATTCATTCTTTTTATAACAAATAAATATATGAGATTTAGAAAAAGTTTAATTTTAGGACAAAAAAAAAGGGAATACCTTTAGATACTCCCTTTATTTTTTTAAAATAATTTACTAATTTATTCAATTACCTCATCAATTTTACTTTCTGTGATTGAAGTAATTCTCCAATCCATTGTGTAATTTTCATAGATTTTGGTTACTTTTGCCTCCACGTCTGTAGGACTATACGCCAAAACTAATTTTTCTTCTTTTACTTTTTTCACTCTTCCAGATTCTGAATCTAACAAATCTGATGTGATTTTTGCTACAAAATATTTTTCTCCTTGTTCCATAATTTATTAATTTGATATAATTATAGAACTTATTTTTTTATTTATCAAGAAATGCTGTTAATTTATCCATTAATTTTTTTGTCTTATCAACAGCTGAAGATTCCATACCAGTTGCTCTTTCAATATTTACTCTTTTTTCTTCTTCTAAATTCTCATCAAACTTATGTCTATCATTCTTATCTAAAAATAAATAAGCACCTGGCGTTGATGGGGAAGATACAAGGTCAAAACAAATTAATTCAAAGTCATCCTGTACTTCATTTTGGTCACCAACCTTTTTTAATGAACCAACACCACGAGAAGAAATACCCAAAGTAACACCTTGTCTTAAATAATTGGCGGCCATATCTCCTTTTGTGGAAACAATACCTCTTTCGTGAAAACCAGGTGATGTTAATAGTTTTAATTTACCCAATAATACTGGACCATCCCACCATACATCTGTTATAATGTGTGATACTCTATCAAGATCAATAAGAGAAGATTCCGGGTGATTTAATTCAGATAGTGAAATCCCCTTTTCAATCATCTTTTTATAATTTTCAGATTCTCTTTTTAAGATTTTCTCTGGATATATTCTACCATTCCTATTTGGTGTGTCGTATTTTTGTAATACAGCGTAAAATTCAAAAGGTTTTGAGTGATCCAAAAAACTTTTTGATTCCATTATAAAATGATTATCCATTGACTTTGGGTTAATAAACCCGGCATCATACTCAATAAGGATTCCTTTACCAGTTTCGTTTGGTCCTAAAATTTTCATATTTAATTTTTATTATAAATACTAAATATTTTCAGTTTTTACCTTAACTGGTTTTGAATTTCCATATTTGGTTAAATAAAATTTAAAATAATCGTGTGAAACAAATACATCAGAATATATATCTTTTGTTAATTTTTTTAATATTTTTTTTAATTCTGTTGATTTAAAATCAAATTCTTGTTCATCAGTAAAAAGTGTTATTTCTAAATTCATAAATGATTTCTTTTTTAATTGAATCCCACTTGTTCTTAAATCTAAGTCTACAATAAAATTATCTTTGAAGTAATCTTTGTTTAAATTGTTGTAAACGGAGTGTTTTATTTGTCTTGTTGTGTTTGATACTACCCTTGTCCAGTTATCTGAATCTTTTTTAGGTTCAATCCAGGTTTGGATGTTTAGATACATTGATTTAAAGTTTTTTGAATCTACCGTTCCGTAGTGAACTTTACTTGTTTTGAAACCATTTAATTTTTCGGTTTTGCCTTTTTTCATCTTTTTTCATACTTCATATGTTTATTTTTTAAAAATTTACATAATATTGAAGTATATATCAATATAATAAAAAATTAATATGTTAATTGTAACTGTAAAAAAAGGTGATATTGAAAGGGCTATTAAACAATTAAAAAGTAAGGTTATTAAAACCAGACAAAATAGTCATTTGAACGAAAGAAGAGAATACACCAAAAAATCTGTACTAAAAAGACAAGCTAAAAATAGGGCTATTTACCGACAAAAATTTGAGAATAATAATTAAATTGTGTTATTTAATTTTTTAAGTTTTAAATAATTGTCTTTTGTATAAAATTCTTTTTCAACTTTACTAATTGTCTCTTGAATTGTACTAACAACTTCAGCGTCATCCTCATCCTTTTTCAAATTGTTCAGTCTAGTAACAACACTTTCTTTTATTACATTAAATTCAATTTCTAATTTTGAATCATCTTCTTTTAAAACTTTAAGAATGTTTTTTTTCTCACTTTCATCCAGTTGGGAAAGATAATTATTAACAGTTTTATTTGCAACATCAACAATTTTTTCTAAAGGAAGGTCTAATTTTGTTTCCGTTAAACTTTCTTTTTTCTTCATTAATGTTTCCATAATTGAGGTCTTACTTTTAAGTTTGTCTTCTAGAGAAATAATATTTTTTGAAAATAGGTTATCAACATCTTTGTACCTATTTTCACACTTTATATGGCCAACCCACATATTAATTTCTTTTAAACTATTTTTTGAAATTTCTTTAGAAATTTGATTATAGATTTTAACAGACTCGTTTATAAATTCACTAGCAACGACATCATCTAAATTTTTATTTTCAGATAATTCATCATAAAGAAAATATAATCTCGCAATTGATTTATTTTCTAATACTAGTTCGTTAAATAAGAACATATCTTTTTTAATACCCTTATTTGTGTAAGATTTTACTAATGACTCTTCTATTTTTGTTTTTAAAATACCAAATTCCATAACTTATTTTTATTATAAATATTAATCATTTAACAATTTATCTAAAGCTTTCTCCATTGTACCCAAAGAATTTCTTGCTTTTGACAAGTCAATGTACTTATCACCCAAAATATCATCACTTTCCAGAAGTATATTTAAATTATTTTCTTTATTTTCTGGTAGTGTTGGTGGTGCTCCAGCGTCTCCCCCAGGAGGTGGTGGTGGACCAGAAGATAGTGACGAACTTCCTCCTCCTAATGACGGTGGTTTTGGTGGGCCACCCCCTAATGGTGGTAATCCTCCAGGTGCTCCACCTTCAGCCGGTGGTGCTTCTGTTGTTCCAGTTGTTGTTTTATATAACTTATCAACATTATCAAATAAACCTGTACGTGTAATAACTGTTGGTGTGTTAGTGAGTTCAGCAGATACCGCTCTTTCAAGACGTTGTTGTTGTATATCAAGTTTAATATCTTCATCTGAAAACCCAAATATATGTTTTTTAGCCCAAGTAGCCGATGTTGGTGCTAATGTTTCTTGTATTGGTGTAACAAGATCCTTATACAACAATACTTTTTCTTTCCATACATCAACCATTAACAAATCAGCTTGTTTTGATGGGTTTGTAAGACCTAAAGTAAAGTTTTGTAATTCATCCTCAAAACCTAATAAGAACAAGTGAATAATTGCAATTTTATTTAATTCAGCAATAATAGCTTTTTGGATTTTATTGATTGTTCTTGCAAAACGAATATCTTGTAACGATAGACTTTTACCATCACCAACAACTTCCTCAAAACCTAAATAAGCTTTTGGTACACGAAGTGCTGTTACAAGTTTTTTCTGAATATACTCAATATCAGCAATTTCTGATAAATTTTGAGCACCAGGTAATGTATCAATTGGGTTAGCGGCGGCAGGGTCTCTTACTGGTATGAAGTAATCTTGATCAACAGCCATTTGGTTAAATCTTAAATCCACATTTCCCGTATTTTTATCAACCACCTGATCGCGTTTAAATTTGTTTGCAACACGTTGTACATATGGTTCAACGTCTTTATCATCCATATTACCAACAAACACCTTAAACACCCTTCTTTCTGGTGCTCTAGATGTGCGATATATTAACATAGCGTCTTCGGACAACATTAATTGTTTCCAAATACGTCTTGCTTTTTCTAACATTGATGTACCGTATGGAAGTTTTCTATCATCACCAAGTAATCTAAAATGCGCAACTTCCCAAGAGTTAAATTCCATATCTTTTATTTTCCAAAAGAATCGTAAACCTTTTTGTTTTGGGTCAACTTCAGCATTTACAGACCTAGCAACCATACCACGTTCTAATCTCTCTATTTCAATATTTGGTAATTGCATACAACCAACAATACCCTTTTGTGGGTCTAATTTTAGGTACACAAAATTATCACCATATTTACAAGTGTTTCTAATCCACATTTGTAAGTTTGTATTAATATCTAAAGTATTATTAAATAACTCAACAAGAATTGCTTTAATCCTTTTAGATTCAGAATAAATTTGTAAAATGTAACCATCTTGGTTTGGTGTTGTTGATTCTTCAGCATAAATGTCAAGAGCTGTTGAAATCTCTGGTGTAAACTCCATTGATTCGTAGTCATAGAACGCGGCCAATCTTGTTGGTTCATAATAAACAGCTTGAGTATAAAGGTTATTTTCAATTTTTGTCCATTGGCCAGCCAAATATAACGATTGTTGAGCTTGGAGTTTTTCAAGTTCATACTCTTGTTTATCTGTGGTTCTTAATAATTCTTTTTTGTCAAATTTGTAAGTTGGTATATCTTGTTGTAATAAACCATTTGGACCAAAAGTTTGTGATAACCTTTGAAATATTGTTAAATTTTTATTATTTTCTGCCATATTTTAAATGTAGATATTTTTATATCTTTATAAATACTTGCAACTAACACCAGATTAAGTTATCAAATCCTTGTGTTACAATATCATCAAAAAGTTGAGTTTCTATGTAACAAGTTGTAATTGGAATTGTGGTTGTTGTAGTTGTTGTGGGTGGAATTACTTGTTTTGTACTTTCTTTTGTAATAATTTGTTTATTAAATGTCTGTACGAATTTTTTGATATTATAAATCTCTTGTCCATTAACAATAAGTTTTGAACCACCAATATAATTTCCAGACCTTTTTCTTCTTTCTAATCCCATTTTTATAAATATTATCTTCCACCAAATAACCAGGAATACGTCATATAATCATTCTTGGTTGGTGTGTTTACTTCTCTACCATATCTATCCACCATTCCAGGTATACTAGGTAAAACCGGATCAAAATGTAATTGTTTTCCAATATTACTATTATCTGACACGGTCCAGGACTCAATCATAACCTTTGTTTTTTCAGTTACTTTTTCAAGTTTTGAAAACGAGGATTCACCAACATAAATGGCCATAGAAATACCCATAATAAGGTCATCGTGTTGTCCCCTTTGATGGTCAGGTCTTCCATTGACATATACAAAAGTGTTCATTTCATTATATAAACGGACACTTTTAATTTTAAATTTATGTCTTACATATTCCTCAAAAGCGGCAATAATTTGAACTCGTTTATTATTAAAATTAATTCCTGGTATTTTATCTGCTGAACTTTTATTAACTGCCCAAATATTCATAGTATCAATACCGTCAATATATAAGTTCTTATAACCCAATTCTTGCATTTTTCTAACCGTTGTAATACCCATACCACCGGTAATATCCACAACACAAAATGCGTTATACATTAATCCCCATTTATAAGCAATTTCAGCTAAAGCATCTGGTGGTATTTTCCCAACGTATTCAAGTACTTGTTCTCTTTCGTCAAAATCAATAATCTGAATTGATGAAAAATCTTCACTATCACCACGGGATACGTCAACACCCATAATGTATTTATGTCCTTGTTCTGGTTCTTTCCACATCCATAAAGAATTTCCCATCAATTTAGTTGGGGCATCCTCTATTGTGTTTTGTTTAATATAGTCTAATTGTTTTGCTTCAAATACGTTATCTCCAGATCCTAGAAATTCACAGTTAAGCTCTTGGTTAATTTTACGTTTATCGTATTTTAACTTTTTAACCATTTTTTCATACCAAGTAGAACAAGGTTTATATCCTTGTGAGAAATATTCTTTTATTTTTTCATAATCCCTTTCATATGGGTTGGAATCGGCAAATGAAATATTCCCAGAATGGTCTTTTTCGTCTTTATTTAACAAATAATCAACCATATCATCAGTTGGTACCAAAAATAAATCTTTTGAATATCTTGGGTCTTTCCACCAAAACATTTCAGAAATCTTAAAGTTATTAATACCTTTTGTTGCTTGGTTATATACATCATAATAAATTGGGTCATAACCATTTGGTGTTGATACGACAATTACTTTACCACCCGTAGATAGGGAGGCCATACAAGCCGCCCAGAAATCACCATCAGCCTCAATAAACGCGGCCTCATCAAATACAAGTACCGTTGGTGTGTAACCCCTCAAGGCATCGCGTGATGTTGCAACAGCTTTTACTTCACAACCATTTGTTAATTTATAATGTCTTTGCGAGTTTTTATCTGCGGAAAATCCAGAACCAACCCATTTAGGCCATTGATCAACAAAAGCCCTAATCTTATTTGCCATCTCCATTGACGTATCAAGTTTGTTGGCAATAATCAATATTTTTTCTGGTTGCTCTTTTTTTGCAAATACAAGTCTTTTTGATATCCATGCTGCCGTTACAGTGGTGACTCCAGCTTGACGATACTTTAATGCAATATTTTCTTCATATTCTTCATAATCGGTAAGTAGCGACACCTGATCTGGGAATAACTCCAAAGGTACGTATTTTGACACTGTATTATCATATGTTTGTAGATATGTTCTTAATGCGTATGACGTATCTTTCATACATCTCACATATTCTAACATTATTTGTTCCTTTGATAAACTCATAGAGATATTTCTATATAAATATCAAAACCCCCAAATTATTTCTAAAATGGGGGTTAAGATTAAGTTTGTTTATTCATTTAATTATATACTCTTATTTCAAAGGAAGTGTTATTTAAAACATTATCTGTTCCTGTTCCTGGAATACCACCACCACTACCAATTACTTTTGTTGTATCAATATATATTGTATTTTGTGAATTATTTGAAATACTAGCGTAACCACCATATGGGCCAGCTGAGCTTGTTATGGTGTTTATATAAACAATTGTTTTATTTGAGGTGAACAAACCTGATGAATTTACTGAATATCTACCAGTACTATCTCTATTAATTGTAATAATCCCAAGAGTATTTTCAATTATTGTTACAACGGGATCTGCAGTTCCTGTTTGTGTTAATAAAACAGCATATACTTTATATGGTAACCCAACACCGGTTAATCCAGAACCATCACCATAGAATGTTCCGCCACTTATTGTTGTTGCGGTTAATGTTCCACTAACTGTTAATCCTGTTACAACACCTATTGTTGCTGATAAATTTGGTAAACCAGTTGTTCTTTCTAACGTAAAAGTATTATTAGAATAGGTATAACCAGTCACAAAAATATCTGACGGTAGATTTAAATAGGTTGTAGCCGAAATAGAATTTCCAACGAATGAACCTGTGTTTATTAAATCTACATTTAAAGGCATAATTTTTTGTTTGTTTTTAATTATTTAATAATTCGTGCAACTCTTCTTCAGTCCAAGTTTCTTTAGCTTCAACTTCAATAAGAATACGACCTTCTTCGGTTTTAAATTTAATACCTTTTGGCACTTGTTTTATTTTTTTTACTTTGTGATTACCTACTGTAATCGGTTCGTCATATGTAAATAATACTTTTCTTTCTACGGTTTCCATTTTTATTTTTTTTATTTAATTTATTTATGCAATTTTTAATGTTCCAGAATCACTCCAAACTGTTCCTGGTGCAAGACCCGCCGAACTTGTTGGTATATTACTAAAATGTAAACAGTTTACGTGTGTTGTACATGCCGCAGTACTTAATATTCCACTACCAACAATAAATGATTCATCGTGTTGTGCTGTATTAGATTGACCACCAAGTATTGCCGAACAACCATTTATTGATGTGTTACAACGACCACCGCTTACGGTTGAATCTTGACCACTTGATGTGTTATTATAACCACCACTTACGGTTGAATAACACGCACTTGATGTGTTACGATAACCACCACTTACGGTTGAATATTGTCCGCTTGATGTGTTAGCTCTACCACCACTTACGGTTGAACTAAAGCCGCTTGCTCTGTTATTATAACCACCACTAATTGTTGCGCAAGAACTTGTTATTCTATTATCATAACCACCACTAATGGTTGAATAAGTACCACTAATTGTATTATTTTCACCACCACCAATAGTTACGGAATCACCTTTAAGAATTGTATTATCATCACCACCACCAATAGTTGAGTAGCATGATGCTGTAGTCATTGTGTTATTTGCACCACCACCAATAAATGATGCGTAAGCGGAAGTTGTGTTTTCATATCCACCAGAAATTGTTGAGTATTCACCAGACGCGGTATTTCTACATCCACCAGCTACAGTTGCGTAACCAAAATTACTACTATAAATATTTGATAAAGTAACATTATCAACACCAGTTGTTCCACTAGGAAATAGACTACCATCAAAAAGTAATGTAGTACCATCTACATATCCAAAACCACCATTAATAAGATTAACATCATAAGAACCACCACCAAAAAAAGAAAATTCAAACTGGGCGCCATAACCACTAATTGTTGACGCGCTACTTGGAGAATAAGGACCAACTGGTCCCCCTGTGTTTAAAGAACCGCTATAAGAACTGTTCCAACCATCAATAGCACCTATAACACCGGCATCATTACATCTTCCACCACTAATTGTTGAGTATCTTGCTTGTGTTGTGTTACTTCTTCCACCACTAACAACTGAATAACATCCGATTGCTTCTGAATTAATACCAGATCTTACTGTTGAACAGTATCCAGAACCAGTTTCATAAAGGTTTAATATTGGACTTCCGTTAAGCAATATTGAATTTGCTTTTAAAATATCTACACTTAAAGGCATAATTTTTTGTTTTTTATTTGTTTATTTACTAATAAATATTTACAATTCTTTTAAAATGATTATTATTTCATTTTTTTTAAAAATGAAAACCCCAATCAATTAAGAAAGGGGTTTTTATAAAAATTATTATTTTAAAATTTATCTAGTATAGATATCGTCATCTTCTTCCTCGTCTTCATAATCTGTATCATCGTCATCATCATCTTCTAATTCTCTTACCAGCTCATCAACCATTCTTTGTATTTTTTGTTTTCCAGATGGTTTTTCTTCTAATACTTCTTTAAATAAATCAAAAAATTCTTTTGCTGGCATTGCGCTTATCTTACTAAAAAGATATAATTGAATATGTTTTTTATCTTCATCACTTAAAATATCAAGTGGATATGCTCTTTGTAGTAATTCCCAAAATACTGGACCTAATTTTAAATCCCAAGCTTCAGCTGGAACAGTGTCTTCAGCGGCCATTACCATTTCGGCTTGTCTTGGGTCGTCAGGTAACCCTTGTGTCCCAAGAACTTCGTGAACACCTTTAACAAGTTCGTGAACCAAAGTCGGGAAATTAACCCCTCTTGC